CACCAGTTGCTCTTTGGGCAGCAGCAAAAGGAAGCCCTGCTATTCTTAAAGCACCACTGCCACCAGAATGAGATGAAGGATATAAAATTAAATCAATGTGAACTACATTACCAACTTTTGTATAATTTCCAGTTTGTGCATTGTATGCTATGGAACTTGGGTTTGCACTTGCACCTGTTAAAGTAGGTGTAAAAGTACCTTCTTCATAATCATCTAAAAGGTTAGCTGCAGTAGCAGATGTGACACCTAAATGTATTCCATGTCCTGAACCAGAAAAAGTTATATTACCATCTGATAAGGTTAGTCCATCTGATACAACTACATTATTTCCTGATGTGCTTTGAACTTTTAATCTATCAGTTCCGCCTGTTTTAAAATCTATCTGGTCATCTGTATCTG